TCGCAGCAGGTTGATGAACTGGTAAAATCAGAATCATTCCAGGCTGCTACGAAAAGCAAGAATCCGTTCATCGGAAGCGTGAAAGCCAACGAGATCACAACCTCGAACAGCTTCACTCAGACAGCAGAACCGCTGATTCAGTCGTACCGCGACCCTATCACGGGCGTTCAGCCCCGTAGGAATCTGCCTTTGTGGGCCCTGGTATCGAAGGCCGCAACAATGTCAGATCTCGTATCAGTTGTTGAGCGTACCTCTGAAACTTCCGGTGCCGCTGCAAGGACTGAGATTGCAAAGGCTGGACTGTCATACGCCGGATGGACCGTAACGAATCACAGCGTTCGTGATATTGCCGAATATATCAAAGTTAGCCGTAACAAGCTCGACGATGCTGAATTTATTCGGAGTGAGATCATGGAAATGCTGGATTATCACATCCCGGCAGAACGTGAACGGCAGATGCTGGCAGGGTTGAGTGCCTCGAGTGAGTTGCTTGGCCTTATAAATGCTACTGCTCCGATTGCAAAGGCATTTGCTAAACCTTCCGGCGTAGACGCTGTCGACGAAGCTAATAACTTTGACGTGCTGCGCGTTGCCCTGCTTCAGGTTGCATTGGGGTATACCTCGAACACGATCCGTACCGGTTTTATGGCAAACGGGATCATTGTAAATCCTGCCGACGCTGTGAACATGGAATTGAAGAAAGCCGGTGACGACGTGCATTATGTAATGCCTCCGTTCGTTGTTAATGGACGTTCAATTTCAGGCGTTCCGATCTATGAAAGCAATTTCATCACTGCTGGCACGTTCCTTGTCGGTGACTTCACCCGCGCAAAGGCTTATATGCGTAAGGACCTTGAAATCCGTATGTTTGAGCAGAACGAGGATGACGCCCTTAAGAACCTCGTTACCTTCCTGGCCGTTCAGCGGCTTGCATTTGTCGTAAAGGCAAATATTGATTCCTATGCTTTCACCTACGGAACATTCGATGCCGGACGCGCTGCAATTTCTGTGTAATCACTAATAACAAGAATACGAAAATGAAAAAGATTGTAACATTCATCATGCTGGCCCTGTTTGCAGTGGTCGGCACTTTCGCCCAAAGGGCTGCTATCTCGAATTATACGCAGCTTACCGGAACCGCTGCCGATACCGTTATCAGCGGTACATATTGCAGTGTTCCTGTTGCGGTTACCCTTCGCGGCCCGTACTACATGCACGTGGAAACCGACCTGGATGAAATGTCAGGTTCGGCCACTGCATCGGTTGTGCTTCAGGGATCCTTGGACGGTTCGCACTGGACCGCGCTTGATACTCTTACCGCTACTGCTGATGCTACGGTGAAATTCACTATCAGTAATCCGTGGAATAGCGGTAAAACGCAAATATGGAGACAGTTGCGAACATACACTACCCTGAGTACTACCGGGAAGTGGAAGGTGTTATATAACCGTTTCTCTGTTTGGCAGGCGTACTAAGTAAACCGGGGCGGTGGTTCGCTGCCGCCCCTTATACTATAAACCATGAAAGTACTTGTAGTAAAAGGAGGCATGAAGGGAACAGTGATCGAAGCAACGGAACACATATTAACCCCGCTGCTTGAAAGGGGTATTGCTGAACCTTACGCCGAAAAGGAAGAAAAAGCCGAAACCGAAACCAAAGAACTGAAAGAACCCCGTACCCGTGGACGTAAAACTCATAAATGAATCCGCAGTCGAGCCGATTGACCCTGTATTTATCGCGAACTTTGTCAAGTTTGACGATGAAAATACAGCAGAGACTGAATTGATTGCATCGTTAACCAAGGCAGCGCGGCAGGCTATTGAAAACTTTTGCCAGCGGGCATTGGTTGAGAAAACGTATGTTGTGGATTTCGACGCGGACGACATGGACGGGGATTATTTTACCCTTCCCTTTGCGCCGATATCGTCCGTGGAAAGCGTGATAGCTATCAGTGAGGACGGCACGGAAACTGAATATACGTTGAATGTGGATTATTACGTGGTGGGAGGGCAGACAAAGCGGATTAAAATATCCTCTACGTTTGTAGCGCTTACCGATGAATCGAATACCCTTTACCGGGTTGAGTATGTGTGTGGGTATGATTCACCGGACTGTGAAACGATACCGGAAGAGTTGAAAATACGCATTGCGGAAACGGTTGCCTTTTGGTATCTGAACCGGGAAAACGTAGGGTCATTACCGGCCAATATTCGTGGAGCTTGTTATAACTATCGGATATGGTCGGATCTTTAAGGGATAGAATTACTGTCCGTACCCCGGTCGTTGAGACAACCGAACTGAACGGGTACGAAATAACAGACTGGACTACATACGACACATGGGCATCGGTTGACGTTATGAAGGGTCTGCGTTCTTTGGAATATTTGAGGCTGTTGAATAAGATACCGTATGTTGTGACTGTCCGGTCCAGGTTGGTTAATCCTACGGCTGAATGCAGGCTTACATGGAAAGGTAAGGATTTAAAAGTGCATTCAATTACAAGTAAATCAAAGGCTGACTTTGTAGAATTGATCGCGTACAGTGAGGAGGCAGCGACATGATAAACGTGCAAGTACTCGACGGCGACCTGAAAAAAGCAATCCGGGACGTGAACAAGTGGAGCCGGGATAAGCAAGACCAGGTTTGGAATGCGATGGTTGACGCTGCAAATGATACAACGAAACAGGCGCAGGATCGCGTACCGGTTCAAACTCGCAGGCTTCGAAACAGCATATTGTCAGTATTTAACAAATCCCGCCAGATAACCCGTAGCGGCACTAATGTTGAATATTCACCATATGTTGAATTTGGCACTGGAACACTGGTTGATGTACCGGCAGGACTTGAATCCTACGCGATGCAATTTAAAGGCAAAGGAGTAAAGAAAGTGAACCTTCCGGCGCGTCCGTTTCTGTTTCCGGCATTTTTTAAGAACAAGCAGAAGCTACTTGACAATATTAAAAAGATATTTAACACGAAATGAAAGACCCTACGCATAGCCTAATGGTTGCAATAATCGGTAAACTGGACAGCTACCTTTCATACAACGGGGTGGATTATCCGGTTAAAACCCACAACCGAACGGGTTATGACTTGGTTTTACTTCGTGACGTATTGATAAACGACGACGGAACTGATACTTGGTTTGGAACAGAATGCGCGGCAACGCTTGACATAGTAACAAAGGCAATGGACTGGACCCCGGCTAACAGCATCGGAACACAAATAACTGAAAGGCTCATAAATGATCCTCCGACAGTTGACGGGTATCGCTTGGAGTGTTTGCCGGTCCTTGAAAGCATTAACCACATGGATGAAACAACAGCGACGGAAAGTATTAAAAGAAAGATAATTAGAATCATATTTAAACTGCAAGAAAATGGCTAAAAACAAAGCATTTGATATCCTGATTCAGATCGGAACTACCGTAGTTGACGGGACCGTTTCAAAGTCGATTGACTTTACCACGGATATGATCGACTGCACCACGGATCAGAGCGAAGAACACTGGAAAGAATACCTCCCTGGCGAAAAGGGAGCAACAGTTCAGTTTGATGGCAAAGTGGATGAGGCCACTTCGCTTTATTCTATCCGTGACTTGGAAGACGCTTCGGATGCCGGAACGTTGCTTTCGTTTGTGTACGGAGGCACTGCTTCAGGAGCAGAAACCACTCTTGGCGAAGGCTACCTGTCAAAGGTTACCCGTAGCGGATCAAAGGGCGAGGCTGAAACCTACAGCGCAACCCTGCAAGTAACCGGTAAGGTAACCCGCGGCACCGTATGACCGACGGCATTGTGATCGTTAATGTCCCCCGTGGTTGGCTACGAAAGTGGAAACCGCAGGGCTTTAGGTTTTGTATGGAATCCTGGCTATTGATGTCTGATTATACGCAATTAGCCTTAAACGAGTTTAATAACCTCGCAGGGGATCGGTTCATGCTTATTGCCATAATGATGGCAGGGAAAGCATATAACCATTTCGAGAAGGGTAAGCCGTGGAGGTATACCGAAGCACAGGTAAATGACTGGCTGAATGCTATGCCGCGCGGGGACTATGAACGGCTTGTAAAAACAATGCTCGATAGTCAGATCGGAGGTAAACCGCTCAGGGACATTGCAGGGGTTGAAGAGGACGGCGAAAAAAAAAAGTAACCCCGACTGAAGTTTTAGACTTCGCCCTTGGGGAATTAGGTTTGAGATATGAAGAGTTTCGCAAGATGACCTGGGGCAACTACATGAGAGCATGCACGGCATACCAACGGAAAGGGATTGAAGAGCTTCGGAAACTTCGGGTGCTACTGAGTGCGATAACAGGACAGGATCAAAAAGCGATTATTGAATTACCGGGGGATTGGGACCATGTGCGGGTAAGAACGAAAGAGGAAATACTGGAATTAGCAACCAAATTTAAAGTACGCGAATGGGTTTCCTAACTGAAATGTGGGTAGTGTTCGGGGCCAAAACGGACAAACTGAAACAGGGAACCCGTGAGGCTGAACAGACGTTAGACCAATTTAAAGAACGCGCCAACAGAATAGGCACAGCAATAGGCACCGCGTTTTCTGTTGGTGCAATTTCTATGTTTATCGGCGAAGTTAGTCGCCTTGCCCGTGGAGTTGACGAGGTGGAACGTGCTTTTGGATCACTGAACGCAGGGCCGTTACTTAATAGGTTACGCGAAGCCACATCCGGGACAGTTCGTGATTTAGACCTGATGAAAGGTGCCGTCCGTGCAAATAGCCTGGGCATACCCTTAAAACAATTAGCCACATACTACGAATACGCCGAAAGGCAGGCAGGGGCATTAGGGATAAGCACAGAGAATGCTATTGAGGCAATTGTGCAGGGCATCGGGAATAAAGCACCTCGTGCATTCAGGCAGCTTGGTATATCAACAATTGAAGTGCAAAAAGCATTCGGCGACCTGAACGCAGAAACGCTAACAGTGGAGGAAATATCTGCCCGTGCATTTCTCATGATAAATGAGAAATTGAATGAAATGGGGCCTAATATTGATTCGGCTACGGACGCGTTAGATCGGAATGCAGCAGCGTGGGAAAATGTAAAAATAAAATTTGGTGGATTTATAAATAAAGTAAAAGCCGAATGGTCGCCTATATTGCTGCGAATATTCGGAGGTCAGGGATTCACGCCGTCCCCCGGAGAGGCTCAACGTAACGCTGCGATGGATGCCGTGCTTGAAAAGTGGAACGCATCACAATCAAAAGAGGAACGGGATCAGGCGGCACGTGAAGCCAGTACTTTGATATTTGAGCAGCAATATTTGAGAATGCTTCAGGAGCAAGAAGACAAAAAGAAAGAATCTCTAAGGCTTGCAAAAGAAGAACTAAAAGTAAGGCAGACAGAACGCGAACGCTTTGCCGATCTTGTTGCTCGTGGGGTTATTAAAACACCTGGATTATCCCGTACTGAGGTAAACAAAAGGATAGGGCAAAACAGTCTCACAAATCCAGAAGAAAGCAAAATCATCCCATTGACCCCTGACACTGCCGACCTCGACGCGTTCAATGGAACAATGGATGAAATAGACGCCCGTTGGGAACAGTCTGCAAGTCACGCTAATGATATGGCGCAAATGATCGTAGGGGCATTTTCAAACGTAACGGATATAAAGTCGTTTGCCAACGCGGTAAAGGACGCAGCCCGTAATGTTATCCTTGCAACCATTTCGGAAACAGTTGCGTTGAACGTAGCTAAAGCAGTCCGGCAAGGTAAAACATGGTACGGTGCTGTTATTCAGGGTGCGCTTGC